TATAAGTTGTGTTACCTATCGTCTCACTTTTATAACTGCTGCTGAAAGTATAGACATTGACATTGGCAGTGTTGCTGACATCATTGAATATTGTAAGTTTGACAAACTCAGCACTGTTTATCTGTGTGACATTATTAGCGACTGCTGGTATATTTTCCATTACGCTGCTCCACCTACCCATTCGTATAAGGTAAAGTTATCGCTAAATTCTATCCTTGCGTTGTTGATCAACACACCTTGAAAACTATATTGATTGCCTGGCACAAGTTTATATGTAGGCATATTAGGACAAAATAGATAGAAATTACAATTTGGTCCTACAGTTATGCTTGCGTTATTATAAGCACCAAATGATAAAAAGTTTGGTCTATTCACTGTGAATGTTATCGTGTTACTACCTGTAGCAACAACACTTGTGCTTGCTACTGTAAAAGGATATGGATTAGCACCTATCTGTATGAGATCGTTTGCTAAAAACAATGTAGTGCCATTAGTGATACCTGCTGCTACAAGACCAGATAATGTCAATTGTGTGCCATTGAAACTTGACACAGTTAGACCATTGACTTGGTTCTGTGTCAATACGCCTTGATAGCGCCATATCCAACTCACGCAACTATTGCTAAAATTGACTATCTGTGGGCTATATCTATCAAGCGTGTCAAGTGCTTCAACTAAGTTACGATGATCCCACCAACTCAATACAGGTGGCATCTCAATAGTGAAACGCCAAGGATTTCTTGTTGGTGTCAAACTTGTGCGAGGTATCTCATTGCGTGTGACTTGTAAGCCAACAACTTTTCTGCGATCAATATTGATACTACCCGCTTTATTGATGATTTCTTGTAATCCTGCCATATTTTTATCCTGCCATCATATATGGCATTTCTTTTTGCGCCATACCAACTGCGCCTAATAATGATTTGCGATTCTCAGCAAATAATTGTGCTACAGATTTAGCATCTACAGCGTTGATATTATATGTATTATAATTATTAGTTACCGGCGCACTAACTTGATTATTGCTCATACTACCATTAGGCATAATAGTGCCTGCTGTCTTAGGTATGAATAGTTCTGGTCCTTGCTCGCCTACAATGAATGGTTGTCCTGCTAATGGCGTAGCGCCGTTCGCTGCGAATCCAGCAGTATTGATACCGCTGCCACCGCCGCCACCAAGTACTGGTTTAGCGCCACCAAATATAGCGCCTATCGCTGCTAATATCGCTTGTACGACTATGGCTCTCATCTGTATCTTCAACAGATCAGCGATTATGCTTAGAGCAAAATCTTTGAAATTGAATTTACCTGTAGTGACAAGTGTATCAATAGCACCTTCTATGTTAGAAAACACGCTTTCCCATTTCTTAGCAGTCAATACAGCAGGATCAATGCTGCGATCTAATTGTTCAAAGAATGTTTTGGTAGCAAGTGCTGTATCATTACGCAATGCTTTTGTTTTTTCGTATAAATCTTTTTCAATCTCTAATTTTTTATCAGCAAATTCTCTTGCTAATCTTTCTTCTTCGCTTAGGCGATCTATTTCTTGTTGTACACGATCAGCACCTAATTTGTCTGCGTCTGCTGCTAATTGATTACGCTTTTGTTGTATCTCTAATAATTTTGTTTCTAATTCGTTTTGTACTTCAAGTTGTAATGACTTTAGTTCTAATGCGTCACCAGATAAACCAATCAATTCTGTTTGGCGCTGTAATTGTGCTAATGTATTTTCATTGCCCAATATATTATTGATCAATTCAATGTCTTTGATCAATTCTTCGTTCACTGCTAAACGCTTTTGTAGATTTCTGGCTTCACTTGCTGCTGCTTCGGCATCTGCCATTTTACGACCATTGATCTTGTCAATTTGTTGTTGATAGATACTGGTTTGCCATTGTTCTTCTTTACCTAATGTCTTTTTACTTTGTTCAAGTTTTTGTACTTCTTGATTAGCACGATCTAATACTTCGTTGAATGCTTCTCTTGCGGCAGTTTCTTCAATAGACAAATCTAAGGATTCACGCTGTTGTCTAATGTTAGATATAAATTCTTCTTGTTGTCTACCATATTCTTGAGTGATCTGTTGTATCTGACTGATAGTTTTTAGGCGCTCATTATAAACAGTTCTTTCTGCTTCGGCTTCTGCTTCAATCTCTGCTTTGCTCTTTCCCCAACTACCAGTAGCACCTCTACCGCCTCTAAATTGTCCAGCACCTTGTGTGACACCTGCTGCTACTGATCCTGCTATAGTAGAACCAGCAATCAGACCAAATCCGCGCAGCCAAGTCATAAATGGTCCCTGCGCAGCAAATGTTTTCTTTAGTGCTGGCACCATAGTGGCAAAACCACGACCAATGCTGCCTACTATGGCAGCAACACTACGCAATAATGCGCCACCTGCTAATGCTGACAATGCTATAACTAATAATCTAATCAATTCTGTGAAGCGTTCTATACCACCTTCACTATCACGCATACTATCAATCAAATCAATGAAAGGTTCTATCACTGCTATAAACGCAATGCGCACATCAATCAAGGCTTTATCTAATTTACCTTGTAATTTTGCTGCTTTTTCAACAGTTATAGCATATTCATCATATCTACCTTTATTCTCAAGTATTTCACGACTATATGTTGCTATGTCAACACCGCGTATGCTCTTACCAAACAAATCATTGGCTAAAGTTGCTGCTCTTGCTTTGTCTTTTACTTGTAAAAAGCCTTTGGCAACTTCTTGTAGTAATTGTTCTTGTGATAATGTAGCAAGTTCATCTAAACTTACACCAAGTTCGGCAAAAGTATCTTGTAATTTGATGCTACCTTGCGCTGCTTCATCAATGCTCAAACTAAATTTGATAACGCTGCTATTGACTTGGTCCATACGACCGCCAGCCTCTTCCATAGCATATTGTAGTTCAAGTATTTGACTAATAGCGACACCGGTAGCATTGCTCAAATCTACCATAACATCTGCTGCTTGGAAAGCATTGCGTGTCAATGCTGCTAATCCTAAACCAGCAACAGCGCCTTGTACGCCACCAATCTTCTTTTGTAATCTAACAAATGCGTTATCTAATTTTGTAAGTGATTGTAAACCTACAACTTTGACATTTACTAATGCGTCTGTTGTTGCCATACTATTTTCCTACTATCTTGTTTACACGATCTTTGATAAACTGTAAAGTTGGTTGTGTCATACCTTTAGGTGCTTGATTGCTGCCTCTTGCTCCGCGATTAGTCATATGGCGACCTTTATCTAATACTGAAGCATACGCATATTCACCTACGATCTTATTACCTTGTAATTTTGTTTTGTTTCTTGCGTTACCAGTAGCGATAGGAGTATTGTCTTTGAACACTTGGTATGCTTCTTTAGGTAAATTGCCTAAATCTTTGCGCATCTGCTTTGTCTTTTTCAATATAGCATCTGGCTTGAAGTTTATGTTCATTGTTATGTTAGCCATATCATACTCCATTTGCTCTATCATTGATGCGTTTTAGTACTTCAATATCATAATCTTTTGGATCTACTTTGCCCTTGTTCATACTCTTTCTATGATGAAAGTTCTCAAAGGTCAAACTACAATCTAAAATATACAAATCAAAACTATTCGCTCTAACTAAAACTTCGCTTGGTAGTAGACCATATCTCTTACCAAGCGCATCAATCTGTAATATAGATACCATCTTCTGACTTTCAGGATCAATGGTATCGTTTGTTACTTTCCCAATATATCTGTGACCTTTTGTATAGCCTTCAATAATATATTAGTTGGTAACATACTTTTATCTGTTACAATCTCTTTACCTTTCTCATCAAGAATAAGTGTCTTGACGATAGTGATCAGTTCGCCAGTATTCTTTGTATCAATGTTTGCTAGGCGCAAGAAAACATCCAATGGTTGGCGATCCCAAGTATGGAAAGATAATGCTTCTCCATATTCTTTGAGTGTTTCTTCGTCGTCTATTTTTATTTCAACAAGTTTAGGTGTTGATGTGATTTCACTAAGTTTCATTTGTTTCTCCTTTATTTGTTAGTTCCCACTGTATTTATCGTACTTTGCTTCTAAAAGTTGATTGAGCAAAGCAAGACGAAAAGCCTGTTTGGCTTTCATTTGTTTGATTGTTGCCATCATATTATCAAGCATTGGCATCAATTTCGCTTCATCTGCTATCAGGCTGCGTAGTTTATCTTCCTCACTATGTAGCCAGTCGTTATTACTATTGTTCATTCGTTAGTCCTTCAATAATTATAAAATCAAGGAGAGCGTTGCCACTCTCCAAGATTTTGTTGGCTATTAGCCATCGCCTGAGGTCATAGTTCCATTGACTGCTAATGTCATTGGTGATACCCAAACAGGAGCGTCGGGGCTCACTGTTGGTGCGAGGCTTGTTATGTAGCCTACGCCTGAACTCCAATATGTTCCATTAGCCTGAGTCCCACCGACAATGTTAGCAATGTCGCTGTTGTTCCATACAACTAAGAACTGTACTTCAACTTTGTTTTGGCTGATTTTTGCCATACCCTGTTGATCAGCAGGACTATTTACAGTAGCACTTGCGTTGCTACCGAACCACTTAGTGTCGTCAATAACGACATTAGTTGATATTTCATTATCTGCTGGAGTAGGCAACTTCTGTGTGTCAACTTGACAGAAATCTGTCCAACTGAACACGCCGGTTGAAGCCGTGATAGTTACATCTTGTAAGCAACCTACTGATAAGTAACCACTATTGCTGATGTTTCCTTCAGCAATCTGTGTTGCGTTACCAATAGTGGTACTCAATATAATCAATGGCTGCGAGCCTGTCTCATTTACTGTTATTTTTGCCATTGTAGTTTCTCCTTGAGTTAGTGGCTATCCATAAAATCCATACGCTTTATATTGAAGGTATAGGTGTGTTTTTCACTACGATTACCGATAACTTCTGTTTTACTAAAAGTTACTTCATAGTATCCATTGAAGAATGTGCTGTTGGCTGCTAAGTCATTGATATGACCTAACACGAACAAACTTTGAGGATCATCTTGGAATGACACATACAATATTTCAAATTGATCTGTGGCACTATAGATTGCTCCACAAGTTTGTATGCCCAACTGATAAACTTCACGACTTACTGGGTGACAATCTCTAATATAAACACCAAATGGCACAACATCATCACTACTTGGATAGATGCCATTGACTTCTACGATAGGAATGAGTGTATCACACACTTCCCTCATATAAGCAATGACCATCTCCTTAGTGACAAGAGGTTGATGCGTACTTGGTATCGCCACTAGAAATATCTCCTATCATTATAATAAGATTGATCAGCCGTCCAATTTTCTTCTAACTTCGTTGTTGGTCCGTTAGGAGCATTTTGATTCAAGTCATACCAGTTTGATAGTTGGCTTGCCTTAGTCCATTCATTCTCGTATCTACGAAGGGCGTGATCAAAATTTACTTTATCAACATCATTGACATTTGATGTGTCGCTTACGATACTTTCATAGAAGATTTTCACTGCCATAAAAGTATCTAAGCGTATCAAAGTTTGACTTGACTTGATTAGTAAATTAGGATTGAAACTACTAACTAACTCACCGTTAGGTAAGTTTTGATAATAGTTTGCCCCAAATACCGTATCGCAATAATTTTGCCACCATCCAAACTCCATAGCGAACAAAATCTCTTGGCTTCCCACTTTGAAGTAGTTATCCCAATTGACATTCATCTGTGAAGCACGGCGTTCTGCTG